CATGAGAAAGGAATAGAACCAAGGAGAAGTAATGGAAAGAAAGTATACGATCTCGACTATGACAAGCCAGATGAAGAAGATTCTGGAGGATATAAAGGTTATGGCGGAGGATATGACGACTGACCATAGGATCAAGCGCTCCTTGGGGTATGTTGCGCTGGCTGTAAGCTTTGTGGCGGGTGTTTTGGCTATTCTGCCCGTTGTTGTATGGTTTGGTGCTGGAAGGCTGGCTAACGAGCTTATGGAGGAGGAGAGATGAGGATATTTCTAACGGAGTTTAGGTTGGATGGGGTGCTTTATGACGGGCCACAGTTACTGGCCGATTCAAGGCATGAAGCGCAGCTTATGGCCGAGGATTCGGGCCTGATTATCGTGGATGAAATCAAGGATATGGTGCTGACGGAGACAGGGTTAGAGACACTGCACTAGTCATGGCCGTGTCGATGTATTGTCTAGTATAACTGGACACGGGAGAAAAGAGTGTGAATGGCCCCCGAAAAGCATACCCTATACACTGCATGCCAACCTGCCCTCAAACCCCCATTCTTACTAGGTTTATTACTATAGGTAGTGTTAGGTAATAGTAATAGATAAGTAGATATAACAGCACATAAACAAGGGAAAAAGCAGTTATGTGAAGAGCAAATAGGTAGTAACGCGGTTATATATACCCTACCCTACCTAAAACGGTTGGAGACAAAGATGGATGAAGAATTTACTTACAACGGTAACCAAAGTTTTGAACAGAATTTTGATCGATGGTTTCTCCTTAACACCGAAGAAAGATCGGCGTACAATCAGAAACCATATGAACGAGAAGAGGCAAAAGACATCTTCGCAAACTACGTGAGGGATCAATGGCAGGTAGACCGAAAAAAGAAAAGCCCAAGCTAGTCGCAATACCGGATCAATTCGATAAGGATGAAGAGCTGGGGATAACTGCCATGCAGAATGCATTTGTCTGGCATTACACGGAAGGTGCTTGCAGTCAGACAGAAGCGGCTCGAAGAGCAGGCTTCGAGTTTCCGTCCTCAGCTGCCAACAAGATGCTCAATGGGAAGACATTCCCCAAGGTGACCAAGGCTGTCAGGCTCAAACAAGAAGAGCTGAGAGAGAAGTATGCGATTACTCCAGAGAAAACTGGCAGCATGTTGTGGAAGATAGCCGAGACTGCGTTCGAGGATGGACATCACAATGCGGCTGTCAGTGCAATCAAAGAGCTGAATCAACTCGCTGGTTTAAACATCAGTAGATCCCAGAACCTCAATATCAACGCCAACATAGACTCCATGTCGAGCGAGGATATCAAAGAAAGATTGTCCAAGCTTTTGGGTGCTGAGAAGATCGAACCACAAAGCAACGACTTCTAGAAAAAAAACAAGCTGGGAGGCCGCGCCCTCCCAAAAGCTCAAAAATCTGGGAAAATCCCGAAACCCCCGTAAGTCATTGATTTGCAAGGCTTTTTTGCATTTGTAGACATGTGCAAATGTGTGCAAACTTGTGCATGCAGTGAGCAGAGGGTCTACGGGTCAGGAGGCAAGGGACTCCTAAGTGCTTGATTTATATGGAGATTTGGGTTGATCGGACCCCCGTACACCCCCTGTGACAGATCGGCGCGAGGTGTATCGCTATAGCTGAGTTCAGCGCACTCAATAACCAAAAAATTACATCGAAAAAGGAGCCGCCCTACCAACATTCTTACCGGAGATCGTTGATAAGGCGGCTAAGGTCCGCGCCCACAGGTGTTTTATAGGGAGTCAGCGCGGGATTGGCCCTGATAACCACAACACTACCGAGTTGTGGCACATCAGCAAGCTAATGTTATACTCGCCGCATGTTTATATCAATCGATAAGGTTCCCTATGGGCGCAGATTCTAGGAGGAAAGGCGCTTCATTTGAACGATCTGTGGTTTCTCAAATAAATGAGTGGTTGGAGTCCCAAGACATAAATTTTTTGTGCAAAAGAAATTTAGATCAGTATCAGCAGGCCAACCTTGCGGACATAGACATCCCATATCACAGTGTCGAGTGCAAACATTACGCTGACGGTTGGACCTACAAGCCAGAATGGCTACAACAAGTGTGTGAATCAGCAGGTGAAAAGATCCCGGTTTTGATATATAAATACAATCGTAAACCTATACAGGTGTGTTTGCCGTTCTACGCGGTTAATACTGAGTGGCCAGCGGACAATCGTTTCAATTGTGTGCTTGGCATGGAGGAGTGGTTTGAGGTTATGGCCAGAAACTGGCCTAAATACGAAAGGATGGTGAGTAGTGGCTAGTGTAAAGGATGTTAAGCGTACAAAATCCGGTAGGATAACTTATCGAGGCGAATCTTTTCCCGGTTTCAACAAGCAAGTGCGAACCACTGGCGGCAATAAAAAATTTAAAGTGTTGGCAAAGAAGGGCGATCAGATAAAAATTGTTCGTTACGGCGATCCGAAGATGTCGATTAAGAAAGATCAGCCAGCCAGACGCAAATCATTTCGCGCTCGCCACAATTGTGACGCGGTTCAAAAGAAAAAAGACGTTTTTGCAGCATCTTACTGGTCTTGTAAAAACTGGTAACCCCATGGCCACTGAAGACATAGACATTTTTGAATCTCAGAGTCCTTTCAGGACGGAAGGTTTGAGAGAATACGCCTTAAACCCTGAAGAATTTATGAGTGAAGATAGACAGCGCCAAAGGTTTAGGGAGGCCTTTAATGAGCTTAGAAATCTTTCTGATTCAGGACAAATATCTTTAGAAGACATCCCATTTTACCAAGATCAGTTGGACGAGATGTCACGCCAAGGCATGCCTCCACGGGCAAAGTCCTATTTAACCCCGTACACTTTCCCAGAAGCTGATTTTATAGCGGATTATATGTCTTATGGCCGAGAGCTTTCCCCTTTAGAGCTTCAGGAAAGGCATATACAGGCTGTTGAAGATGCTGTAGGCGGTTATGAAAGCCAAGTAGAAGATTTGGAACGTAAGAGCGGCATACAGTCTTTACTTGAAGGTTTGCAGAGTCGAACTGCAACAGATTATCCAACGATGGGGACAACCACTGTTAATTTATTTAGGGAAACAGATGAAATGCCTGCTTTTAATTTATTTAGAAGTCAGGGAATGGGTAGTGATCCGTCAACGGTTGGTCTTGAGGTCAAAAGAACCTTTTATGGGCGAAGACCAAAGGCTAAAAGTCAAGACTAATGGCCACTGAAGACATAGATATCTTTGATCAGGACCATATGACCATCGAGGCGTATGACCCTGAAGGCAATTTAACTGAACGAAAAATAATTTTTTCTGCTTCCCGAGAGAGCGACCCACTGGTTAGTGAAGCTAGAGAAAAGTTTGATGCGTTAAATGCGCCCTCTACCTTTAATTTCTCCCAAGAAAAGCCAGTACGCATGGTTGATCCTGTTGGCGGCTCAGTAGTGGAGATCCCGGCTGACTTTGAAGTTGTGAAGTCGTATATGGATGCAGGCTATCAGCTGGAACTTCCTCCACTTGGTGGCGGAATGGGAGGGCCAGTAGGTGGAATAAGGCCAAAACGTGGTTTTAAGGGCAAGTATCCATCTGCTTATCAGTCCAAAAAAGCGGCGGCTCAAGCAGCAGCTAGAGCAGCAGCTATGCAACAAGGCTTGGGTTCACAAGCAGATTTGATGAAAGGGGCGATGTCACAAAGGGAGTTTGATCAATTTAACAAATTCAGCAAAGGCGGAGATGTAAACGACTTTGACATCTTCGACTACCTCCCCAGTGGCGCTCAATTAGCTTATTTTGGCTCCCAGTATGCCCCCGGCATGGGACTCTTGGATGCCTCTGGAAATCTTGCTGGTATGCCGTCAGGAGACGTGGGTATTCTTGACACATTTTCTGCTGAAGATATGCCAAGCATAGGCGAAAATATTGATCGCGGAGAATACTTTGATGCAGCGATGCAGGCTTTAGGTGCTTTTGGTGACGCAATGTACATGGTTCCTGTTGCGGGTGCGGTAACTGGCCCTACTCTGGGAACTGTGTCCAAGGGCTTGGGTATTGCAGGCAAGGCAGCTAAAAGCGGTATAGAGAGTTTAGACTTTAGTATTTCTGACCTGAAAAAAATATTTATTGATGAGCATCCGCCAGTTGGTTCCATTGACCTAGAAACAGGAAAGCCAGTTACTGAGAGAATCATTAAGACCAGAGCGAATAAATACGAAAAAAATCTTAAAAAACCAGCTTTTAAAAGACGGGAAGAAGCTAGGGCTGCGGGTACTGCAATAGATTTACCTAATATTCAGGAAAGGGTTATTTTAGATCCAAACGAATTATCTGGTTATAGCTTAGTGCCAGTTGCAGGTGATCGATCTGGTATTGGCACGCTTCGAGAAGTAAACGGAGTCCCGCTAAGCATTCCTGTTCCAGTGCAGTCAGGGCCGCATTACCCTCAGTACATGGAAGCGTTGCGAGGCAATGAACAGTTAACTTTTGGGCCGGGAAATACTGATGGTCCTTACGGCTGGGCTTCCATGGAAGGCGCTGCTGACAAGAAGCAAGCAAATTTCAGGCTGGCTTTAGAGGAAACTGGAATGCCCCCGCTTGGAGTCACTACTGCAATGGGCAGAGAAAGCGCGGACTTCTCCACACCAATGTCGGTTGGGGCAGTAGCTCAAATGGATTTCTTGAAGCCAGCAAAAAAAGATATTGAAGCGTTTAACAAGGCAGTAAGAACAGGGGTTAAGGGGCGAGACCCGATACCAGACTTTGTGGGCATTGAAAGCCCTGATGTTATTGGCCAATTGCTTGGCAATGTGCCGTCAGAGAGATCAGCTGGCAATGTTAGGCTAAGTTTCTTAGGCGTTTTAAAACAACCAAGATTCCAAAATGCGGGATTTGCCAACTACGAAGATTTGGTGAGGGCGGTGACAATTCCAGAGTTAAGGTTGCCACAACCTATTAAGGGAGCTGGAGCATATAATCCAGCAGAAGCGGGATACACGATATTCAAAGCAAGGCCAGAGCTATCGACTTTCAAAGATCCTTACCATTTAAGTTACGATACGGTTATTCCCGGCGAATACATGGGCGGCTTGACTGGGAGGGGCGTGCCTCCAGAAATTATGTTTCCTACAATGATGCAAGAAATGACCAAAAGAGGATTGCCGAGACAACAGCAAACAGGCTCTTTCATGATGAATCCTAAACTTGTAGAACCTGTAACAGACAAATTAATTGAAGACTTGGCTCAATACCTGAACCGAGTTTACGGAA